GCAGGGCATCAGCCATCGCGCCCCGTCACCTCCTTCAGGCGGCAGGGCGGTCGTATTCAGGTATGCGCCGGCGGTACCTACGGTGCTGGTGGCCGGTCCTCGATGGCGGTGACGAGCTTCCGCACCGGCTCGGGGAGGTCTTCCCACGTGTCGGCGGCTTCGGCGGCCCTCGCCACCGTGGTGCGCTCGGCGGGCGTCACCTCATGCGTGCCCAGGGCGCGGCCGAGGCGGCGGCACAGGTCCGGGCCCATCACGCCTCCTCGACGATGAGGGCCGTCCGGTTGAGGACGTTGTACCAGGGCTCGCCCTTGTTCGGCACGATCTTGATCACGTCGTAGCCGAGGGCTGCCGCATACCGGCCGGGGTCGGAGAACACCTCGGTGATGTGCGTCCCGTCGGGCGCATCCTTGTGCTGCTCCATGAATTTCTCGTGCTCCGGGTAGAGATCGCCCCAGAACTCGATGATCTTCGCGTTCGGGTCGAGGACCGCGCGGGCCGTCGATCCGGGGGTCTTGTCCGCGAACTTCGCGGCGTGGTCCGGGCCGCCCCAGTAGTAGCCGTTGCCGTAGATGCCCAGGCCGTACCAGGCGTGGCCGTTACGCAGGTCCTCGTGGATCTCAGCGGCGGTCTTGCCGTCGCTCAGGGCCTTGACGCCCCGGAAGACCTCGGTGTTCCCGTCGGCGACGAGCCGGTCCATCTCGGCCTTCGAGACGACCCGCGGTTTCCCGTCGAACCCCTGCTCGTGACCGATGGCCGCCAGCGAGCGGTCGGCCGCGACGTGGTGCTCGCGGTCCTTGGCGACGCGTCGCGCGAGCGCCTCCGGGTCGGAGCCGATCAGGTCCTTCCCGCTTCTGCGCACCCCGGCTGTGGCCTTCTTCGCGGGCGTCCGTTTGGCTGGGGTCTTCTTGGTCGGCGCCCGTTTGGTGGGCGCGCGCTTCGCGGGCGCTGGAGTATCGGGCTTCTTCGGCTCGGCCGGCGTCGCCGCGCCGTCGTCGAGGTGGGCCTTCAGTTTGTCTGCGATCGAGTCGCGGTCCTCGCCACGCTTCAGCTCGATGCCGCGCGCCTTCGCCACCCTGCGGAGCTGCTCACGGTCGAACGCTTCGAACGGATCGCCTGTACCGGTGCCCGCCTTGTGAGCCTTCAGCGCGTCCTTGAGCCGGTCGACGTTCGACCGGAACCGGCCGCCGCCAGCGCCCTTGGGATTCCGCGGATGGTCGCCGGGGACGAACGCCGCGAGCACGCTGCCCGACAGTTCGGCGAGCGCAGCGATGAGCGCGTCGATCGCCTCTTCCCACTCGGTGGTCTCGTCGTTGATCGGCGAAGCGGCCGCCACTGTCCGGCCGACGTCGGCTTTGTTCAGCTCCTTGCGGAGCTTCGCTACGGCCGAGACGGGGAAGAATCCACCAGCACCGTCGGACGCCTCGTTGTGCAGATCCCAGTCGGGATCGGCGTCGGGAGGGCTGAGCGCCACCCAGAGGGTTGGTTCCTCGTCGCCCATGGCGAGCGCCCAGTGCAGCGCACCGCCATCAACGCCGGGGACCGAGCCGGACCCGATGATCTGCCCGTCGCCTGCGATCTCGAAGAAGGCATCCTGGGCGGCCGTGTACTCCGGTGTGCCCTCGTCCGCGGCGTCGAAGCGCCGGATCGCGCTCCGCACCTTCGCCATGTAGGTCTTGCGGGAGGCGTCGAGTTCGTCGAGATCCGTCTTCAGCCGGGCCGTCGACGCCGGGGACAGGGTCACCGTGTCGAAGTGTCGCTGGGCATCGTCGGGGAACGGGAAGTGGATACCGACGCCAGCGCCGGCTGCGGACAACTCAAGGTCAAGACCGTCTTCGCTTTTGACGCGGCCGACGACTGCCGAGACCCCCGGGACACCGTCCCCCCATTCCCCGTTCGGGTCCCGCACCTGGGAGGGGTTGTACTTGGCGTGGACGTTGCGGTGGTCGCCGGGCCAGTACCCGTACCGGAGGTGGAACCAGGCCGCGGCGATGCGCTTCGCGAACCCGCTGCTGATGCCCTTCCCGGTCTTGAGGTGGTTGTACAACTCGGTCCACGTCGACCACTTCGCTGCGCCTTCGCCATACACCCAGTAGTGCTTGAGTTCCTCACCACCTGGGTGGGTGTCGACGCCGGCCGCCGCGGTGACCCGGTTGCCGAGCTCGTTGTCGACCTCGTCGGCGGCGCGGAGGAATGCGCCGGCGTCATCGTCGCCGCCGTCGGGCGGGTCGAGGTTGAGCGTCCACGGGTCCGGGTCGTCGGCGCCGAAGACGATGCTGATGATGCCGTTGCCGAGGAGTTCCACCTTGTGCTCGCGGTCGGGCCCGAACCGGTCGTCGTCGTAGACCCCGTCCGACTCGGCGTCGTCGGGGAGTTCCGTGCTGCGGGAGCCCTGGAGCCGGCGGACGGCGTCGGTGAGGTCGCCGAACTCGTCCCCGGCGAGGTCGATGGCGCGGGCGTCGTTGCCCTCGTGGAAGGCCAGCCGGACATCGCCGGTGTCGTCGACGCCCATCCGCACGGTGCCGAAGGAGCCCTCGGCCTCGTCGATGAGGTCGAAACCCTCCATGTCCAGCCCGGGCAGTCCCGGGCCGGAAATCCCGTCGCCCCATTCGCCGTCCGGGTCCCGCTTCTGGGCAGGGTTGTACCGCGCCTGAACGCGCTTACCTTTGCGGCGTGCCGGGGCCTGACGTTTCGGCATCGGGAAAAGGCCGTCATCGTCTGCCGCTGATGCGGCTCGACCTTTTGGGGCCGACTTCGCCGCCACCGAGGGACTCGTGTCCCCCATCTGCGTCGGCGCTGGAGGTGTCGCGCCGGTCGCGCCGGGCGGGAGGGTAGCTGTCGCCGGGTCGGCGGGCGGCAGCCCGTACTGCTGCCGCGAGGTTTCCTCGAGCACCTCGTCGGGGTGGATGACGCCGGCGTCGATGAGCGTCTTCAGGGCCTGCGCGGTCGCAGCCTGCCGGGAGCCGATCTCGTCGAATACCAGGCGGGGGGCGGGCTCGTTCTCGCCGAAATTGATGTCGACGAGGTCCTCGACGATGTGCTGCGTGGCCGTGTCGCGGATCTGCTCCGCCAACGTCTGGAGGCTCATGGTGAAGAAGTCGGCGAATGTCGTGCCGAGTGCCCACGAGCCGGTCTGCTGCCCGAGGTTCAAGAAGTGCGCGAGGACGGCACGGGCGATCTGGGCGTCGTGGTATTCGATCACTGGCATCGCGTCGGGCAGTGTGCCCTCGACGCCGACGAGCCTCAGGGTCGCCCCGTACGGCACAGCCGAGCCGGCGGCTTCACCGGCACGCCACGAGGTGGCCATGCCGAGCCCTTTGGTGAGGTCCGTCTCCGTCTCGGCGGCCGTGTACAACGGGATACCCATCCCGTTTCTTTCAATTGTTTGCGCCTGGACACGCAACAAACGGTCTTTCAGCAGCCAATTTTTGTAACAATTCCGCAAAATGGACGTTCCGAGCCAGTTTCCACCCTCTTTGGCGTGGATGTAGGCGACGAGGTGGTCGACGGGGATCGGCTCAGGCCGGCGGTCGGTGGCTGTCCAGTACTGCTTGATCGAGATCAGGCCACCGTCGGAGGCGACGCTGATCTGCTCGATCGTCTTCGCCGGCCGGTAGGCGAGTTTGCGCAGGTGCGCCGCCTTGCCGTCATCGGTGATCCGGTACACCTGCTCGAAGTACGCATGCCCCATGGGAAGCATGAGCAACGCTTCACGCAGGTGCGACGGCCACGAGAACCGGTCCTTCAGCCGCGGCGGCGGGGTCGGATTCTTGCCGACGATCGGCAGACCCAGGTCGTCGGCGACGAACTTCGTCACCCGGGCCTTCGCGCCGGCCGGGTCGATGCGCCACGGGGTGCGCAGCAGCGTCTCGGTGACCGCCCGCAGCACCGATCCGACCTGGGCGTCGGTACGGCGCATGGCGTCGTAGACGTAGATGGACTGCGGCCACACCAGCTCGGGGGTGGTCTCGCCGTCGTCGAACGGCACCCTGCTGTAGGTCGGCGCGAGGGTGTAGCCGATTTCGTTTTCCGGCGCGGTGACAGGCACGTACCCTCCCCGACATGGGTGCAGCGAAACGGCGGAGGGACTACGAGCGGGCGTACGCCGAGGAGATCGCCGCAGACCTGGAGGAACGCCGCGCGGAGTACGCACGGATCGAAGAGCTGGCCAGCGAGGACCCGGACGACCGGGAGGACCGCCTCGCGCACGGCTTCACCCTCGACGACGATTGGCGGGACGCGGCGCTGGTGTGCCGCAACGGCTGCGGCACGACGTACGAGGACGTCGTCACCGGCAAGATGCGGCGCTGCTCGGCGGTAGCCTGACGAAAGTGGTTCGGTAGCACGCCCCGGTCCGGCCGGGGAGGTCCGGTTCGAGTCCGGCTCTGGGATGAAGCACGGCGGCCCGGGAGTGGTGTAGCTCGGCTCCGTTGTGCCGTGCACGTCCGGGGGCCACGTTCAGAAGCCGACGGACATGAAGTCCGTACCGCTGCCTGCGACCTCGGCGGTTGTGGTGACCATCGGCGCCGGGGCGGGCTGAACGGGAGGCTCTGCGGCGTACCAGGCGGCCCGGTCGACCGCCATAACGGCGGCCACGGCGAGGTCGATGCGCCGCCGGCTGTTGCGGTGCTCCTTGTAGATCCGGGTGCCGCGGCTGTCGGCCTTGAGGACCGCGTTGTCGAGGTGCCGGGCGAGCCGCGGGTCGCCGGCGTGGGTGAGTCCGCCGTTCATGACCGCCTCGTAGAACCGGGTCGTCGCCGGTGTCATGCGGGCCGGCGACTGGGGGAACTCGACGACGGGGAGGCCTTCACCCTCGAGGATCTGGTAGGTGCGGGCCCAGCGGAACGGGTCGCAGGCGAGTTCGATGACCTGCCAGCGGCGGCAGGCCACGCGGATGACGTCCTCGACTTCGATGACCGGGACCCGCCACTCGCCGGGAGCGTCGTGGGGCTTCTCCCACAGTTCGACGACGTCGACGTGCAGCGGGTCGGCGATGGAGACGACGACCAGGGCGGTGCAGTCGCCGTTGAACGAGCCGTCGAAGCCCAGGACGACGCTGGCGCCGTTCGGGATCGGCTCTCCGCCCTCGCAGTCCTCCCACGCGCCGACAGGCAGCCACGCCGAAGAGCTGGATACCCACTGGTTGCAGCGCTTCGTACGGTATTCGTTCTCCGGGGTGCGGAGCAGTTTCGACGCCAGGTCCTCGACGGACACGAGGTCGTCGATGCCCGGGTTCGCTTCTCGCCAGGTGGCCGGATCGCGGTGGTCGGCGTCCTTCCGGGCGGGCTCCCACCAGGCCATGAAGAACGTCGGGTCGGCGACCTCGCCCAGCGCGACCTGGATGCCGTACTGGTACATGCCGTAGCAGAGCGAGTCGTTGCCGGTTGCGTCGAACTTGACGCCCGCGGTCGTGATCCCGACCATGAGCGGCTCCTCGCGGGCACCCATCGCTAGGGCCATGACGTCCCACAGTTCGCGGGACGGCTGCGCGTGCACCTCGTCGAACAGCACGAGGTGCGGGTTGAGACCCTCCTTGGTGAACGCCTCGGCCGACAGCGCCTTGTAGATCGACCCGGTCTCAGGGCATTCGATGACATCCCGGTAGACGTTGAGCATCTCCGACAGCTCGGGGTCGAGTTTGACCATCTTCCGGGCGGTGTTGAAGACGATCTTCGCCTGGTCCTTGTCGGCGGCGCAGGAGTAGACCTCGCCGCCCTGCGGGCCGAGCAGCAGCCCGCCGAGGCCGAGGGACGCGCCGAGACCCGACTTGCCGTTCTTGCGGGCGATCCCGATGAGCGCCTCACGGTGCCGATACTGCCCGTCGGGCCGACGCGCGAGCAGGTGCCGCAGGAGCAGCCGCTGCCACGGCCGGATCTGCAGCAGCGTGCCGGCCTTGGCCGCGATGGAGTCCTTGTCGACCCGGCACGCCATTTCGGCGAAGTCGGCGTAGCGGTCGCCGCCCGAGCGCTCGAGATCCCCTACTGGAACCTGGGTGAGCCAGCGCGGGGGCCAGCCGTCAACTGCTGCGGTTGGCGATGAGCTGCTGGAGTGCGGAGGCACGCTTCACCTCTGCTACACCGAGGCGGGACCGGGCGGTCGGGTTGAACCCGAGAACGGACAGGGCCGAGTCGAAGCGCTTGCCGAGGGTCGCGATGGCGCCGGCGTCCTTCGGGTCCGACGTGGCGCGGTAGCGGCGGCGGGCGACCGCCAGATCGTCGGCGATGCGGCAGGCCTCGACAACCGAGGCCATATCGCTGTCCGGGCTGACCCAGGTGATCGCCCTGGCCCAGATCTGCCTCCACAGCTCGGCGCCGTCCTGCTCGATGCCAGCCGGAAGGTCGGGGATGCCCTCAGCCATCGGCAGGACTACGACCTCAGCGAGCACCGGCAGCGGGCGGCCGCCGGAGTCTGTGCCGGAGGTCCTGCCGCGGCGTCGTTTCATCTCGAGGGGCATAGGCGGGCGGCCGCGTTCGGCCATCACACCACCACCTACCCGCGGGACTGCTCCCGGTCGATCGCGGCGAACAGGAGCTTCATCGCCTGGTCCTCGTTGAAGCCGGCGTCGAGCCAGGCACGGAACATCTCGTGGTGGCGCGCGGCGTCTTCGGCGAGGCGGGTGAGGGGTTCGGGGCCCGGCTCGGCGGCCTGGTGCGTCACGTGCCCGCCGATCGGCATGGCCAGCGCCGGCTGGCGGCTCATCACCCGCGCGGCGCTTGTGACCTTCTCGACCACTTCGGCCGGTGACGTGCCGAGCGAGAACCACTCGCCGTCGATGCGGCTGTCGCGGAACACGAAGTGCAGGTGCCGCTCGAGGTCGCGGTCGCCCTGGTCGAAGGTGTACAGCGAGACCAGGTCCTGCGTCGGGCGTGATCTGCTGAACCGCTGGTGCACGGCGAGCGGGCACGTCTCGCCTCGGCGCAAGGAGCGAAGCCGGTCGGCGAGGCTGTCGGTGTACCCGATCTTCACCGGTCCCGTGCGCGGTGAATGCCCCACGACATAGACGGCCACCCAACCTCCATGCATATTATGCAATGCGGTTGGGATCGCCCAAAATGGCGCTCACAATGCGTAGTTATTGATCTTGCTGATTTCTGAGACCGTATGTGCAAGCC